TTTCTGAATGAATGCAAAGTCACTAGATTCGACCTTCTTCTCTTTCTCATCTCAAACCCCACGCTCAATCCTTTGCTGATATCTTGCCCAAGATTCAGGAGAATCTTCATATGAGAAGTTTTTATATTTCGTTAACGTCACACCTAATGTTCCTATAGGAAAGACGGCAGCGGCTTCAGTAGCTCAGTCAGTAGCTTGCTGTATAACAATTCTTGCAGCAAACTTTGTGGTTAAGAAGATAAATAAAGAACAGGCAATCATCTGCAAGTCAGGGTTTTTGCCAAAAGCCCAAGCTGGAAAACGACGACTAAATAATTCACTTTTACCACTACGAGGTGGGGCAAATATCATTAATCGTGGCTGCTTGCCATCTATTACATCTTGATAAAATTGCTGTAGCTCTTTTGCAATGAGAATATTGAACCATCCTGTTACGAAATCAGGTTTGGTTTGCAAGGTGAAATCAATCAAGCTCCTTTGAGCTATCATCACATCCAGTTGCTTTAGATTTAAGCTCTCTAAGAAGTTTGAGTTCATCGACACTTAACCTTGATAAATCCATAGATATTTTTTGCTCAATAGGCGCCCCATTAACACCTGTGATTTCTTGCGTTACTTTATCTCCATATTTTTTAGGTGCGACTTTGGTGATATACCATTTGCGAGCATCAACTCTTAACTTGGCCACGCTAACATCTTCGGGAGTAGCAAGATCTGAAATTTCCAACATCTCCTCAAGCAAAAAATCGGCTTGGTTCTCGCGCGCACGCACGTACTGGTCAAAAAACTCTTTATTTTCGTCTAACCAATTAAAAATTGTTTGCCTTGTTGGCATCCCAGGTCGCTCACAAATCTTACGCAAACTTTCCCCTTGAGCCAGTAGCATGCAAATATCATCAGCAACTTCCTTTACATAAGAAGATGGGCGACCAGTTTTTTTCTTCCCCACGCCATCAGACGTGGATTTAACCTCGTCCTTTTTGCTCATGGTTAATCCTTTTAGGTTTATTTGTAATATTTACATCACATAACTTAGATATAACCCCGAGATTTTTAACACCTTGAGCGGAGGTATAGCTAAAATATGTAGCATATACATAATAAAAAGACCGCACTTTAATCGGCGGTCTTGGTTTGGATAATTCGCTTTTTAAACTACGGCCTTTTCCGTTGTTGTTTTTCTACATACTCCCGTACCCCATCCACCTTATTCGCACAAAGCCGCAATTCCTGTTTCAACAATAGCGCATACTCAACTGTCTCACCAAAAGTTGTTCCCTGAAATGCAGGCACTAAGCAAGGGGTAAGTAAAGTCACCGGCGGAGAAAGAACAAGCGTGCGATACTCCACATCAGGTTTATTTGCGCAACTCGTCAGCAACCCCGCTAGGCAACATAGCACGGCTGCACTGGTTGTTTTCCAGCATTTTTTTAATAGATTGAATTTGCGCATAACTTTGCTCTCTGATTGCTTGTTCTTGGGCCAAGCGTTGTTCGGTAATCTTTCGTTGCTCGTCAACATCTTCATGCAACTCATCGATAATCTTGTCTCGTTTGATGACCTTTTCGTGCAACGAATCAATAACAGCCGATTGGCGCTCAATGTTGAGCTTGTTTGTGTGTTGCATATAAAGCAACGCAAGGATAAATACACCGGCACATAGCGCCATAATCTTATTTAAGTTTTTACAACTATGGCTTAAAATGTTTATACCTAACTTTTTAATGATTAACATCCACCACATTACACCACCTCAAACATCGCTTTTTCTTTTTGGCGGCGATTGAGTAAGCCTTGCGATACCCGACCACCGGCATTTTTCCAAACAAGGAATTGTTCAGCGGCACCTTTTTTATCACCGGCATTGAGCTTATTCACCAACGTTGAACGAGCGAATGCTCCCTCGCCAATATTGAATGCAAGGCTCACTAACGCATCAAATTGATTTTGCGTGAGCGTAACTTTAACGGCATCATTGACCGCACTTTCAAAGCGTTTTAAATCTGCTGTCAAAAGCTCTTTTGATTTCTCTTTTGTAATTGCCATACCACGTGCAACAGGCTTGCCATCAACAAAGCCGGTATGACCTACACCAATCGTCCAAATCCCAACAATGTCAGGATAAGCGGTTAATTTCTCACCCTCTAGCTGGCGAATAAATTCAATTCCATTTTCGCTAATTCTCATCACTTTTAATTCCTAATTTTGACGCAAAAAAACCGCGCCAAATTGCGTTAAGTACAGCTCCACCACCATAACCGGCAAGACCGGCACCTACGCAAGTTAATTCCAAACTTAACCCAGACGACAAGCATAAAAGCCCGCCAATCCACCCAGCAAACATAGAGACAAGCACCTGACATAAAAAAAGCCCCACGCTAAAGTGGAGCTTTCCGGCTTGAATATCGCTTGCATATTTTGCTACGCCGGCAAATAGTCCGATAATCACTAAGGGAAGCCAGCGTAAAAAAGATTCCCAGTTATTCGGATCTTTAGTCGGCATAATAAAACCTATATAACAGATACAAAAAACCCCGACCGTTTCCGATCAGGGTTGTAAATAAATCATTCGGTGAACATCACTTACACGATGACCACCATATATTCAAATGATAGGACAAGATGACAAGGTTTGTCAATATGTAATTTTGATGTTTTTTGCATTTTGTCGGCCAGTTCGAAGAATAACGAAACTAGTTACAAGCAATTCGTGAATTATCGCTTTTGCCAATTTCAATTCTTTTTCAACGTTCCGCTTCACAGTTTTAAGACTCGGAATGCGAATATCTGACTTACCAGCGCACGGCTGCATTTTCATCTCTCCACAGTTTTCTCGCAGTTTAACGGCCATGCGATTGATCGTATTTTTGTTTACGTAATACGAGAACACAATATAGCGTAAAGCGCGATCGTTTTTCACAAAGAACTTATCTATAATCTGGCTTATCATGTATCCTGTTTCATCGTCACACATCTGTTCACCGGGTTCTGCCGGAATGGCTGATTGCATTAATTTAGCGATGATATTTAGTTCTGCCTTATCAAGTCTGCCGGATCGCACCCACGCCCCCCACTTATACATCCATTCATCAACAAATTCTTCCTGCTCTCCCGTCAATTCCAATTCGCTAAATTTACGCATTTACACCTCTAACTCTTTAATTTTCGCTTTGTAGTATTTGATGATTTCTTTGCAATCTTCGATGGTATACTTTTTCGCCTCGTGGTCTTGTCGTTCTAACCAAGCCACCTTGTCTGCGCCGATTTTATTCACAAGATTGATTCGGTACTCAATGATATTTCCGCTCTTGTGGTCATTACAGGGTGCGCATTGCTTGTGTACGTTTAGCTCGCAAAATCTTAATTCCGGGCAGGCCCCGACACTACGATAATGCCCTGCGTGGTATTGCCCTTGATGATACTGACCGCAACTAATACAAGGCTGGTCTTTATCCCGTAACCGGATAAATTTATTAAAGACTGATTGCGCCTCTTTTAGCCATTCTGAACGACTTTTTAATTTAGCCTTACGTTCGTTTAGCTTTTTCTTTTCCGCCTTGTCTCGCTCTTTCTGTGCGTTTTGACGGGTTAAATCAAGTGCGCATTTAGGTGAGCAAACTTTTTGGAGAGAGTTTTTGGGGATAAACTCAATGCCGCATGACTTGCATTTTTTAGGCTTGAGGGTTTTAGGTTTACTCATCAAGCCACCATCCATCACCAATAAACCAATCCAAAACCACAACCACCACAGCAATAAAAATCATCGCAACGAGCAGGAGTAAAATTACCTCTAACATTATTTATCCTCGAACGTTTCAATTTTTGAGCATTGATAAACGTTTTTGCCAACGTAAAACTTGCCCAATCTCTCACACTCTGTTGCAACCGTGCTATGAGCAAAATACCAACCGGAAAGCCAACAAGCTCCGCACAAAACAAGGGTGGCAGCAAGGGGTTGATCAAAAAGAAAAAACAACACAGCCGAAAAAGCAATCAAAAATAAAATCATGGTTCCAACCTCAATCATCGTCCGTAAAATCCCCATCTATCGTTAAATTTAACCCCGTTCGCCGCGCCGTAAGCTGTGACATATTCAATTAGGCTTGCCATTCGTGATACGCTCATTTTTGCCGAGCTCTCACGGATATTCACAAATTCACCCTCAAGCCCCGGCACAACATCCGCTTTTTGATTTGTGGCGATTGCATGACCGGAGATAAATAAGACTTTCCATTGCTCCATTGAGAGTTTACGGCCCATAAATTCGGCTTGGTTAGCCACGTCTTGGCACATGGCGTGAAATTTTGCATTTTGCTCAAGGTTGCGTGTCATTGGTTGGATTTTGATAACCAACGGCTTTTTATCGTCCGTTGGCAACCCTTGGATAAACGCTTGGCAATTTGACCGCACTTGTTCGTTGCGTAAGAAAAACGTTTGCTTGTCAGTCATCGCTATACTCCACGCCCAAATCTTCTAACCCAAAGTAACCACAGGACTTGGTGCGATTCATAGAGCAATTCTCATTTGCTATCGGGAATGGCAGTGGGTGGATTACATGACCGTTACAACGGAATCTATCCTCTGACCATTCGCCGATAAATGCGCTTACCGGTTCGCCATCCCATAAATCCTCAAGAGGTGCGCCACATTTAGGGCATTTGTAATTACTTGTCATCGTAACCACCGCACTTTTTAATATGTCCGATACTCACTGACCGTTGAACAAAGTCATCAGCGAACGGGTCGAAAACAACGACCATTGAGCCTTTGTTGTTTCCACCAACCTCATTGCCAGTCACTGGATTGATAAATTTGATTCGGCCCGAATTAAAATTTCCTTTGTGATCGGTAAACCCGATAATGTCGATCACCTCGTTAGCCTCTTTCCGGATAACCTCAAACCATTCTGTTGATTTATCCAATGGCAACAACATCACTACGAAATAACCTGCCTTACGTAATTCTGCCGCACGCAACACAAAAGGCAGTGGGTTGTTGTAAGGCGGGTTGACGAAAATCCGTAGTGGGAAAGAGCAAACCTCCGCAACCTCATCAAGCAATAA